CAGCCCGTGCGTAGTTTGTAGGATCATATGCAGCGTACTCCCTTCCCATGCCAGAAGTATCGATACCAAAGTCTCTGCCAGCCATATCTAGTGATGTGCCTAGCAGATCATAGGCACGATCCTCTTCTGCCTGTCGGTCAGCTTCAGTCTGCCGAGCCATCTGCTCGTAGCCCTCTTCCATTTCTATCTGACCCTGCAAGCCAGAACCTACAGCCACAGGAAGTATAGCTCCGGGCCTCATCAAGCCTTTACCTGTAGCGGCTAAAGCGTCTCCGCTAGAGAAAGGTTGAGCAACTCTTTCTGCAAACGTAGTCGCATTAGCGGCAGATGGGTCTAGGTTTAGGCCGGCAAAATTTTCTCCGGTGCCCTGAATAAGGCCGGTTCTTTGAGTAAACAAATCTCTAGACAACTCATCCACAGCGCCAGTCGCAGCGTCGGCTGTTGATTGAAGAGCAGAAGATGCCGCTCCTTCCTTCGCAGTCTCTAAAGCTAAAGCTTTGGTTGCATCTGTCGCGGCTGTTGTAGCATCGCCAAGCGCAGCAACAGTTTCTGTTGCTCCAGTTGCGGCATCAGAACCTGCACCTAAAGCAGATCCAAGACCATAACCCATAAGACCAGAAGCAATGCCTTTCTTGAGATCTCCAGTCATGGCTGTTGTAGCCAAACCAGAACCAATAGCACCTGCTAACGCGCTGTTAGCACCGATAGCCCCCAATGCTGTGCCTAACGTACCCGCGCCAACAGCACCAGCAGCAGCGGTAAATCCAGCGGGGGCTAATGCACTTGCCAGCATGGGTATAAGGAAGGCAAAAGCCTCTGGTTGCCCTGTCACAGGGTTGGTAGTAAGACCGCCCGGAACCATAGACGCTATACCCTGAACCTCTGCTGGGTTCATGTGTACAAGCATGCTGTCACCGTATCGCCCGTACTGAGCCATTTGCTCTGCTTGTGGCTGTAATGGCGCTTGTTGCATCTGTCCTCTT